TTGTATTATCATCTGTCATGTGAACAATGTAAGGTAATGCAATACCATTCTCATCTTCAAATCCAGGTAAATCTAAATTAACATGCATCTCTAATATTTCTACACGATCTTTTTGCATAGAAGGTCTGGATACACCAACAGCTTCGTTAGCTGTTTCTTCGGCATTAGATTCACCATCCATTGGAGAATCCATAACTTCGGTATCTTTAAACATTCCTGCTAATTGATATTTACGTATTTCATTTTGTGACATTGAATACGTGTGTGTAAAACGTTCTGCTGTTTCTAAATCAGATGCATAATAGTCTATATAAAAATCTTGTGCTTTAACATACTGAGTACGTGGTCTTTGTAATGTTGCATCCCAATATGTTTTTTTAAATGCAGAACCATATAACCCAACATAGAATAATAAACGATCTAACTCTGGGCCATACTCTGGCATTTGTAATTGTGTTTGGTAATTTAAAAAATGTCTAACTCGATTTGCTTGTTCTGTTTTTTGTGGAGTTTGTGCTCCAATAATACGTGTACGTACTGGCCCTTCTGTAGGGAATAATTCTTTATATGCTTTTGCTTGAAACTTTACAACTGCTTGTGTTAAAGCTGGATGGGTTGCACCACATGCTCCTGGAAAAGGTTCATCACCATTTTCATCTTGTAAACCTAATAGTGTAACACCTTCTTCTGCAATGCTGTCATAGTCTTCTCTAGAATCTTTATCATTTTGAAATGATTCTGATAATTCCATTGCTATAAGATTTAATTCTTGATCATCTAGCATGTCAGCTAAATTAGCTTCATGATCTTCTATTTCTAATTCCATACCATCTTCTTGTGGTATCATACCCATAGCTTCTGCAGCAGCTATTTCTTGTTGGTCTTCTAATGTAACTTCCATATTAGAATCCATTGCACCATCTTCAGGTAATTGTACTCCAATGTCATCTTCTAATTGTATTCTTTTCTCAACGGCCATATGTATCCTTATTGTCGCCTGTTAGTAGTAACGTTTGCGTTGTCTATTATATATGTTTTCTTCTTGACTGTCAAGCCATGTATCCGCACTATTAGAAACATATCCACCATTACGCATCCATAATAAAGCTTGTGAAATTGTATCCATATAATCATCATGACTACCTGTTGGAAATGCTCTTGCTTCATCAATAACATCCATAGCCCAATCTTTTTTAAATGGCGCATATATTCTACCATTGTGAAATAAACCTGTTATAGTATAGGCTCTTGTAATCTTATCTTTATCAGGATTAAATTCAAATATAGGCAAACCTGCTAACCGCAAATCTTGTATTAATGATTGACCTGATGCTTTTTTCTCAATTAAAATAGAATCTGCTTTATGCTCTGTCCATTTTTTTACTGCTTTCTCTCTAAGTGTCGGATAATCCCATCTACCACGTTCTGCACCTAATAATATTAAATTTGGTGGTGATATACCATCTGAAAATACACCCCATGTTGTTATAGCAGAGTAATCTGCGGTATTTCTTGTAGAAAATGCGGTATCCCAAGATTGTATAATATAATCACAATCAGGTGGTTCATCTTTTGTCCAATCTTGCCAATATTCTAGTTTAATTATGTTTCCAGACTCTGAAGATGGCGCTTGTCCATACAATGCATCAAATTTAAACGAAGGTGTGTTGTTTTTAGTCCTAATTATGTCTTCAGTTGTCCAACAAAACCCGTCTTTTAGGTCAGATGCAGGCCAAAATGACTCACCAAGGTCTAAAGTAGTAAAATCTTGGGACAAATATCCTTGTTCTATAAGTTTTTCGCGGCCTTCTTCTAGTTTTTCTAAAGATTCTGTAGTATTTAGGGCAGGTATGCTGACCACTTCCCATTTATCTGACATGGGTGAGTTATCTTCTAGCTTTAGTAAGTGCCCCGCTAGGTCATCTTCATGCCATCTTGTCATAACTATAACAACTTTACCACCAGGCATAAGTCTTGTACGTAAACCAGAGGAATACCATTCATTTAAACTGTCTCTTCTTGTTTTAGAAAATGCATCTTGCTCTGATATAGGGTCATCTATGATCGCAAGATGGGCACCAAAACCTGCAATACCTGAGCCTGAACCAGCTGCAAGGAATGAACCTGCCTGTTTCTTCTCATGTTCTAGTGCCCAAGAGTTTGCCGCACGGTTGTCCTTACGAATATTAACTTTTGGAAATATAGATGCGTATGCATCTGTGTTTATGATGTCACGAATAGCACGACCAAATCTTGTAGCTAAGTCATCACTGTGAGACACGGCAATTTCTTGCCAATACGGATTACGTCCCAGTACCCACGCTGGAAAGTATGTAGATGATATTAATGATTTACTAGAACGTGGTGATATAAAGATCATTAAACGATCTATATCTCCATTCTCAATGCGCATCAATTGATCGCATAAAACTCTATGATGTGGCCCTACACTAAAACTAGGATTCATTAGCATAATAAATGCTAACAGATCGTCTCGTGCTTGGTATATTGCTAGCCTTGTGGCTGCGTCTCTATCTTCACTGGTTAATGACATACGGTGTTCCACCCCACAAAGCTAACTGAGAATAAGGATCAGTTAGCGGTAGTGATGGATCGTATTCATTTAGTAATGGTATTAAGACCATACTTATATCTCCTGTTACTGTAATAGTTGGCATTAAAACTTTTTACTGTATGAGATGCCAATTTTATTTTTACCTACATCTACTGAAAAACCAGCATCTTTTATTTTTTTAGTTACATTTTTTACTTTAGTATAACCTGGTATATTAGATGCTACTTTATCTACTTTACCTAAGACTAATTTTTTTACTGCATCAGCAGGATTAGATGTTTTATCATTAGTTGTATTATTTGACATTATCTACCTCGGCTTCCACCAACTTTTTCAGATTGTATTTTAGCACGAAGTTTATTTTTAGCTTTACCTTCAGCGCCTCTGTCAAATTTACCTTCTTTTTCTTGTTTTTTAACATCATTAAGTAAAGATTTAAATTTAAAACCATCGGCTTTCATTCTTTTCTTTAATTTATTAATTTGAACTTGGTATTTATTTCTACCATCTCCACTGTCAATTCCTACAAGTTTATCTTTATTAGATAATAATGCTTTTAATTGAGCGCCGTATGAATCCATTGCATTAGGTGAATCTTTTTTCTTTTTAGCAGCTTTGTTTAAATCAGATGTTCTTTTTTGAGATTCAGTTACAGTTGTTTCTCTAAGATTAGCTCCTTCGATTCTACTTTCTGTAGTTCTCAATCCTTTATCATTATTTTTAATTTGAATTTTTTCATTCTTTTCTTTGTTCTTTTTACGGTCATCCGCAAATTTTTCTTCTTTTTCTTTGACCGTCATTGGGCCAATTAATTTACCATTTTTATTTCTTAGTGGGCCTGCCATAATATTATTCCTTATTCGTTTTCTACTAGTTTAAGTTTTGGGGCAGCAATCTTCTTAAGACGTTCAATATCTCTCTGCACGTCTTCTTCAGAGTTACCTGTTGCAAACGCATTTTTGACTGTTGTTTCGTTAATTGACTTGTCTGTCCACATTGCCTGATGTTTACCTAATAATTCTAAAGAGCGGATCGCCGCATTGTAATCTCCTTCTTGTTCAGTCTTTTCGGAGATACGCACTAAGCGGCGTAATATATCGTCCGCTTCAATTTTAGTGCGCTTTGTCTGTTCAGCCTTTAATTCGGCAAGACGTTCTGAAATGTTTGGATCTTTCGTTAGCATGTAAGCATTCTTACTGGCATTATTCTTTGAATAGCCAGCACGAATAGCTGCACCTGTAGCGTTCAAATCTTTTAAGAACTCGTGACAAAACAACTCTTGGCGTGGTGTTAACAACACGTTAGAGCCTGGCACTTTGATTTTAGCATCTTTTGGCATATTGAGTAGTATAACAGGTTGGGGGTTGTTTTACAAGATGTCTTAAGGTATAATAATCATGTGTTGCCTTGTGCAACATGTCTCCTGTAAAGGATGGGATACCTCAGGGTTATAAAGCTTCGACATACATAGCGTCCCATTCTTCTTTTTTACTAGGCTGAGGGGCACACCAAAGTTAAGGCCAGCCCGCGAAAATTCAATTAAGGCTGAAATTTTGCTAAAATTTTTTGAGGTCTCTATATAATAGAAGTAGCAATCTGTTTTTTCTGGGTGGGGGTCAAAAAAATCCTACCACCCCCCACGAGGGGTGCGACATTATGTCGCGCGTCAAATTGTCGCAGGTCTATTGACAAAATCGATTTTTTCTGTCTTAAAAATGTTCCTGTTTTGTTCCTATTTTTATAAATCTCATTAGGCTTGAGAAATGATAGTACACCCACCCAACCCAATATAATTTCGTTCTGGTTTTGTTCCAAGTTATCCACAACTTAATTAATTTAATTAAAATAGTTGTATGAAATACCCGTCTTACATGACATAAAAAATTATAATTAAAATTAATTAATTATAAACAAGGAATATATAATGAATAAATATACTAAAATGACTCAAAAAGAAAAAACAGAAAAATATGTAAAACCTATTTTATCTGAATTAATAAAAACTTTAAAATTAATTGATGAGGGTGAAATGTCTGGAAAATGGGTTAAACCTTTTGAAGCATTAACCAGATCAATGCAAAGCCCAAATAAGTTAATCGGTGGAACTTATGGTTTATATAATTCAATGGCTTGTTTATCGTTTCAAGAGCAATTTAATTATGAATACAATTTATGGGGAACTTATAAACAAATCCAATCTTTAGGTGGTAGAATTAAAAAAGGGGAAACAGCAACCGACAAAGGGCAATATTTATATAAAATGTATGATATTGTTAAAAAAGACGAGGAAACCGAGGAAACTAAAAAATTTGGTGGGATGTCTTGGTATTGTGTTTTTAACATAGATCAAACTGAGGGTTTAGATCATTTAAAAGTAAAACCACAAAAACAACCAAAACCAAAAAGCAAAATTTCTGAAATCCCAGAAATTGAAACTTACATAAAAAATACAGGTATCAAGATTGAGAGTAACACAGAAGGCCGTTGTTATTATTCCCCTGTGTTAGATTATGTTTCAATGAGTGATAAGGCTTCATGGAAAAAAATCCAAGGTTTAGCAGTAAATGAAACAGAAATATTTTATGCCACTATGTTCCATGAATTAGCACACGCAACAGGTCATAAATCAAGATTGGACAGGCTTGATAATTTCGGTTATGCTTTTGAGGAATTAGTAGCCGAGTTATCAAGTGCCATAAATTGTGCTAAATTTGGGATTGCTTCAGCATTACAACCAAACCATGCACAATATATAAAATCATGGATTAAACAACTTGACGAAAAACCAAACACACTTTTAAAAGCTTGTGCTTTGGCTACTAAAACTATTGATTGGTTAGACAACCAACAATAAAAAACCTAGATGAGGGGGAAAATAAATTC